CTTCTAACAGTTGTTTACGTTGATGCTCAGGTAATGATAAGAGCATCGTTTCATAATCCCCCTGCTCAGCAAGGTAAGGATTATCTACTAGCATCGCAGGTATAAACCTACGCCTAAACAAAGGCTGACCTGCTTTACTGTGTCCTGCAGGATACGTCAGCGTCTGTGCAGTATCTATGTCTGTAGCCCAGAATGCTTTGTTGGGAGCAGAAGGATCAATAAACATCTTCTTAACCCACGCATGTCCGGGACCACCCGGGTTGGTTGTAGCTCTCATATACACCGGCAGATCTGATGCTGTGCTACGTAGACGAGACCGCATGTAGTTCCATGCAAACGGAGTACTCCACTGCGTCAACTCGTCAAACCCTACCCAACTAAATGCTAGACCCTGATACCGCAGTACATCTTCATCTCTATCCAGATACGAGAACCACAACCTTGCACCACTTGGTGCTATCCACTGCATCTTTCTTTCTGACCATTTGATGCCCGGGTAAATCTTCGGGTACATCTCTTGGCTTTTCCAAATCAGTTCTCGTAACTCTTCCGTGGTATGTCGCAATAACAATCCACTGAACTGTGGGTGTTGCATGTAACGCAATGGATCTGCAAGCATGGCATAACTCTTACCACCACCTGCTGCCCCACCATAAAGTACTTCACGTTCATTTGCTGCTAAGAAGGATGTCTGTGGTCCCGGGTTCGGCTTGAAGATTATGTTCTGCTCTTCCAGCGTTACTGCAGTGTTCACATCTACATCCGCATAACTTGTAAACTCGTCTTGTTCCGTCAGGATCAGTGGTGAGGTTGACGAAGGTTCTGTCTCGCTCTCCCCAGTCCTCTGCTCCGATTTGTTGGAGGACGCTTTGTTTTTTTGCCCCCGGTTTCTTTTCGTACCTCTCAGCGAGGAGGATCGCTTTCTTGTACCTTCTGGCCCAAGATCTGAGGGTGGATGCTTTCGTTTTATTGTACTGCTCATACCTCAGCCTTTGTAATAATCCTTTGTGCGATATCGATCTTCCTGTTAGTTTTGTTAACCACGCAGCTACTTGTCTAGACGTATGCTTCTTTAAATGCTTTCTAGCCTTCTCTAATGCTGCTAACTCTGTCGGTATCGGTTCATACACATCTGGATTATCTTCACATTCACGATAACCAAACGGAGGCTTAAGAGATCTATTGCTTCTTAGGTTTGGTATCTGAATCCAGTTATTCTTTTTTACTGCATCTACTGGTTGTGGCAGTAGCCACCTACCAATACTACTCCTCATCCTTATCTTTATCCTTAGGAGGAAGAATCATCAATCCGTTTGTTGCCTCTACCTGAACCTTCTCTGTCTTGACCAGACCAGTACGATCAAGGATCTCACGAGCAGCATTCATTTTTTCTTTAATGCCCAACTCAGTTGGGTCAAGAATTGCACCCGCCATAGCCACAGCAGCACGAGGAGCATTACGAGCCAGATATAGGTTTGTACGCTCAAGTACTTCATCTTTAATCGCAGATATGATGTCCACTGTAGGCGTATTGTCTGAATAGCCAGCCAGCTTTTTTGCAGTAACAGCATCGCCGTTAGCCTCCTCAAATAATACGTCTAAGAATTTCTTTTGACGGTCTGTTAAATTACGTGCCATTTGCTTCCCTTATTGAGCTTTCTCTATTGCAACGATATCCTATTTTGCTTGGTGTGTTTTTCTCTTTTAGATAGTTAGCCATGAATATTGCTTTTTGTTCTCCATACTTTTTGCATTCTTGTTCTACTTCAAAGTATTTTGGAGTAACGTCTACAACTTCCTCACAGGGTTGAGTTGCAATGCATACCATCCACATAGCAACCCACATCATTCAGCTTTTTCTATTTCAACGGTAAAACGAACAAACAGTATATCAATGACAATATAATGTATCCCATCCAAATGTACATGTTCGAATCCTAACATACATCCTGTTATTAAGTACGCTGATAAGTTTATATTCACGCTAAGTTTGGATTAAAAAATTCTTCTGTTGAAAAAATAACATCAAAGTTTCCAGATGTATCAGTATAACAAACAAGTTTATCTCCAGAATGCAAATAAAACATTGACCCGCCTTCAATTACACCATGTAAAGAATTTGATCCCATGACAAAAGCATTTAACAGATAGTCATATTGTGCTTTTTTATCATTGTAGTATTGAATACTAATTTTTTTATTTGCAGATGCACCAGAACTAATATGTAAAAACTTTAAAATTGAAGAAAAATTAGTAGGGCACTGATACAACAACTGAGCACTTGCTCCACTTGATGTAGCAGTTACATTAATACCGTCTGTATTAAATTTATTTGATGCTGAAATTAGTGCCATTAGTCTCTAAACTTCTTTACTTTCTTTGCAATGGTTTTAGGCTGACTCACAAACTGCTTTCCTGCTTTTGTTCCTTCACGCTTGGCTTTGGTTGTGGAGGCGTACTCAGAAGAAGACAAAGCTTTGATTGCTTTTTTAGGAAGGTATCGTTCCCCAGTCTCTCCTGAAGGCTTACCGGACTTAGTAGTCCACTCTTGCTTGGTCCACTTAGATAGGGACTTTTGTGCCTTTGTCTTTTCTCCTGTGTACCCACCGCCTTTATCCTTATATATCTTTCCTGCTAACTGCATAGCTCTGGCTGAGTGCTTGCCACCCATCTTAGCCTTGGCTTCTGCCTTAGCTTTCTCCCATAGCTTTTCGTTGGTACGTGCCATTACTTCTTTTTCTTTACCTTAGACTTGCCTGCCTCAGATAGGGCAATTGCTATTGCCTGCTTTTTACTGGTCACTTTTTGACCACTTGAGGATTTAAGTTTACTTTCCTTAAACTCACCCATGACTTTGCTGATCTTCTTTTCAGCCTTAGTCTTCTTAGCCATGCCCCCATCTTTCATGTAACCCATTTTGTTACGTACATCTTCTGGGAGTTTGGATAACCCGGGATTCTTTCCCTGATCTACTGACTTTAGCCCGGGCATATTATTTCTTCACTTTCTTCTTGGCACCTGCGTACTTGGTAGCTGTACTCTTTTCCATCTTTACAGGAATAATCAACATGCCACCTGCAGCCTTCTTAGCCATACACTTGCCTGCTGCCTTGCACTTAGCTGGGGTAGGACATCCCTTACATGGTTTGAATTTAGTCACACTGCCTCCTTTTGCCATTGCTGGCTTTTTCTTAGCTGGGGCAGTATCAGGCTCCTCCCCTACATAGCCATGCTTTTCTTTGCTTGGCTTATCCATGCCTAACTCTTTTAACATCTTCTCGTACTCAGCCCGGGGCATGGTGGCTGTCTTCTTACCCTTGTAGGTCTCAGGTACCATGATTCTTACTTACCTTTCTTAGGGCCGTTAGGCTTCATTGAAGCACCGCAGTTAGCCATACCACCTTTGGCATAGCCTGTGCTCATGCCGCCTTTGGCATAGCCTGTGCTCATGCCACCCTTAGCCATGGTCATTGGTTTTTTCTTTTTAGCCATCCCACCATGTTTAAACTCCAAGGACTCTTGCATCTGTTTCTTTTCTTTCTCGCTAAGCCCTTTACCCTTACGCTCACGTGCCATGCCACCCGAAGTTTCTGCACCTTCTTCACGCATCTTACGGTTCATAAGACGATCCAGTTTCTTTTCTTCACTGTCGGTAAGCTCTTTAGATTTCTCAATCTTCTTAAGACGAGCAATCTCATCGTCTACTTCTTTCTGGGCTGCTGCAGTGCCTTCGTCATACCCGGGAAGTCCCAAGAATTTCTTGGTACGCTCCATAGCCCCTTTTGCTAGTTTACTTGCTAATGCCATTTTACTTTCCTTTCGTGTGTTTCTGAGATTTAGGTGGTTGCTTGACCGATCCTCCCGACCCAGCCCACAATTCTTTATCCGCCCAGTACGCAGCAGACAACTTTCCTTTGGCAATGTTCTTGGCATGCCTTGCCTTAAAACTCTTTCTTGCCTCTGGGCTGTAGTTATGACCCATGCTGCTGTCACCGTAATGGATCAGCTTAACCTTGTCACCTTCTTTAGCTACAACCATACCCTTTTTCTCAGGTCTGTTAGATTTCTTTGGCTTGTTGTAGCCAGTAAAACCTAACTTCTTGTACCTCTCTGGAAATTCTGATGGCATAAGTACAGATCCCTAGTCTTGTTTAGCTGTTGGTAGAACCTTCCTACTTTCTTTCCACCCTGAATCCTTCATGGCAGCTTCAACTTCTAGCAAAGTAGGTAAATAGCCCAGCCTAGCAGCTAGGGCAGCACGTACAAAGAATACATCGCTATGGTACAGATAAACATTTTGATGCTTATCTTCAATGACAGCACGGTAGTAGTCTTCTAAATAACTTGTTTCACGTAGTTGTATTGATTTTTTAGCCACTGTCAAGGAAAACTTTCATAAAAGCAGATACAGAGGCAGGAAGTACAGAGGGTGTACCCGAATTATAACACAGACAGGAAGTACGTGTAAAGGGTTAGGAAGTTAAAGACTTCTTTAATACGTATTATTGGATTAAAGAGTACTTTAAGTGAGACATTTAAGTGTGGTAGATAAGTGTAGTAGTTAAAGTGTATGTGTGTTTTTTAGTATTAATATCTTAAGTGTTTATTTAAGTGTAGTATTGTAAGTATTATTATAAGTTTTATATTGTAACTGTAGTATTTACAGTTATATAGTATTAACACTTGCTTTTTTTATCACCTAACAGTGATATGTTATATGCTTTTTTAGGATCTTGTCAAGTACTTTCTTCAATAAGCACTAAAAACTGTACATTTTCTGTAGTAAAAGTACAAATATAGCCCCATGGTACCTTCTTCATGGTCCATGTGTACCCCCTTGTGAGGTAGTTTTATGAGGTAGTTCTATGTATGCGTGTTTTCTGCCTAGTGAGCAACTGCTTACATAGATAAAAATTATGGTTACTGAGGGTATTTTTGTGCATATTGGCTGTGATTATATAGGGACATACCGAAAGTGGATACCTGATCTGTGTATTAGGCTGTATACAGTAGCGCCAGACCCCCCACCGGCCCACGCCCGGGCACACCCGCAGGTGCAAGCACATATGCGCCATGATGCCAGCGCAATACGAGCATTATGCTAGCGTGTTACAGATTAAATGCTTTTAAATCAAGGACTTAGCATCGGATTAATAACTGATATAAAATCAGTTAGCCGGTAAAAAAGCACAATATCTACTGGTCAAAAAGTGACCACCTGAAAAGGACACCCCAGTCGGTGTATGACTTCTATACACCACCCTCAAAACCAGTCACCTCCCATAATCACTTTCCCTAATCACCTTCGGTGCTTCTTCACATCCCATATCCCACCTTCGGTGAAAGATTAAGTGCCGAACCTTCGACACTAAAACCCCACTTTCGGCAAGATCCATTACACCCTTTAGGGTGGAATGATTTAGCAAAAATGTCCCTTTCCTCATGAGAGTCCTTCGGACTTAAACACTTTCTCTAGTACGAAGTACTAGGGTTTCCTCTAATTGCAGTCCACCGAGTTGAACCGCCAAACTTGATTTACTTTTTATAGGGGATTTAATTTTTACCCCTCCACTGAAAGTGAGAGGGGAATAAAAATAATCCCCTTGGTTATAAAAAGATAAATCAAAGAAAGGAAAATTATGAAAAATGATTACAATTTTGCACTCCGATTTGAATCCAAACCCGAAGTTCTTTCGAACTTCATCACGCTGTACGGAAAAAAGAGAGCCTACTGGAACCTTCGGTTCCTTGGAGCAACTCGGTATCAAGCCCTTCGTTCAATTTTCTTCGCAATTTAATCGGAGATTAACTATGTTAAATCCAATGATTAAAGCCTACGATTTCCGTTGGAAATTAATGTTTGCCAAACCTCTCAACGAAGTTGAGGGAATGGCTTACGGAGTAAGAGAGGATATAT